ATGCCCCTCACCGACCTCAAGATCCGCGGCGTCAAGCCCGCCGAGAAGCCCTTCCGCCTGACAGATGGCGGCGGCCTGTTCCTGGAGGTACGCCCCAATGGCTCGAAGCTCTGGCGCTATGCCTTCCGCTTGGATGGCAAGCAGCGGCTGTTGGCCATCGGATCCCTGCAGGAGGTTACCTTGGCCGAGGCCAGGGTGGAAATGCGCGAGGCAAAGGCCCTGGTGAAGCAGGGACTGGATCCGGTCCAGCGGCGGCAGATGGCGAAGGCCCGCAGCGTGGGCAATGGCTTCAACACCGTCGCGGAGAACGCTGAAGATTGGTTCGCGTCCGTGTCGGGCGGCTGGTCCGCCTCGCATCGTGATCGCGCCAGGCGCTACCTTGACCAGCGGATCCTCCCGGAGATCGGCACCTGGCCGATCCGGGATGTCACGCCGGCTGACGTGTTGAAGGTGATGCGGAAGGCCGAGAAGGCAGGCCCACACGTGGCCATCGTGACCCGCCAGACGCTTTCGTCCGTCTACGAGCACGCCATCATCAATCTGCGGGCAGACAGCGACCCGACGCATGTAGTCCGCCGCGCGGTGCGCAAGCCGCCGGTGGAGCACGCAGTGGCGCACAGTGACGCCACCATGGCCAAGCTGATGCGAGGTCTGGACCACTACCCCGGGAACCGCATCACGGCAATCGCGATCGAGCTCCTGGCGCTGACCTTCGTGCGCACCAAGGAACTGCGGACGGCCAAGTGGCCCAATGTGGATTGGGAGGCGAAGATCCTCAAGATCGAAGCCGGCGAAATGAAGAAGCGGCGCAAGCACTGGGTGCCGCTGTCTCCGCGCGCGCTGGAGCTGCTCAAGGAGCTCCAGCAGATCACCGGCCGCCGCAAGCACCTGTTCCCCAATGCGAGGGATCCGCAGAAGCCCATGTCAGGCGGGGCGGTAAACATGGGTTTGAAGTACCTCAAGCTCGACGGCTTCTCGGGCCATGACTTCCGTGCCACGGCGTCAACCGGCCTGCACGAAATGGGCTACGCATCGGCCATCGTCGAGATACAGCTGGCCCACGCGAAGACGGACAAGATCGGCGCGGCCTACAACCACGCCGAGTTCTTGCCCGAGCGAATCAAGATGATGGAGCGCTGGTCTTCTCACTTGGTTTCGCTTCGGGCTCGCCGCTTGAGTGAACCCACGCCTTGATGACTGATTCCGGCCAGCCGATGGCACGGACGCCGAGGCGCTTGGGAGCTGGGAAGGTGCCGGCCTTCACTCCGCGCCGGATGGTATCCACGGACAGAGAGGTGAGGCGCTTGACCTCCTTGATGCGGATGATTGGATCGAAGGTTTCATCGGCCATACGGCCCTCCTAGATTGGGAAGCCGGCCGGGTCGCCACTTCACCTGTTCGCTGTAGAGAATGTGTTCGTACCGCTTGGTTATCCGGTGCCGGCGCTCTGTGGGCCAGCCCATCCAATTGCGTGCCGTGACTTCCCAGAGCAGCCGGTCGAGCAGCTTGAGGATCCTCACGGCGCCACCTGAGCGAACCGCTCGGCTGCCTCGACCATCTCCTGAGCCAGCTCGATCGCGCTGTCTACGTCAGCCTTGGCCGCAGTGGCGCGGCCCTGGTCGATCTTCAGCAGGGCATTGCGCACCAGCCGCGCTACAGCGCTCGCTTGGCCTCCCAGGGCCTCGTGGTGCGCCTTGTCGCCGACAGACTGCGCCCAACCGCTGGCGCGCTCTGCGGCCAGCTCAGCGGCGCGCGCGAGGCCCTTGATGAGCCCCAGGTCGTCGCGGGCCTGCTTCATCCTGCCGCTCTCGATCAGCTCAGGAACGTCATCCAGGCGGCTCAGGAGGATGGAGAGGTCATCCGCCTGCAGGTTGGCGGTCTGCGTGTTTAGGTCGTAGGTGCTCATGCATGCTCCTCCACTTTCTTCCAGCGTGGGCGGGTGACGCCCTCGTGGAAGGCCAGAATTTCTGTTGGCCCAAGGTGGGGGCATTCCACGCTCAGAGGAAAATCCGGGTCGCTTGCCTCAACGACTCGGAGAATCTCGGCATCGCCGTTGTTCTCCTCGCAGTTGAAAAAGTAGTAGCCCGGCTCGGCCGGTGCCTCCGAACTCCATCCATCCACCAGCACGGTCACAGCCGGGGCCGGCAATGCCACCCGCTCGCTGTTTGATGGTGGACCATGCCGCGTGCCACCGCCCGCGATGCCGCCAGCCGACAGGGGCGCCTGCAGTGAGCCCGGCTCCACGTCCACCACCACGCCCTCCTGCTTCACAAGCAGCTTTTCCAAGGCCTTGACCGCGGCCCGGACGTACTTGGGCACCGCGGCTGCCTGGGCGTGGTGCTCGACCAGCCTGGCCTTGGCGTCTGCGTTGGGCTCGGGCAGCTTGGGCGCCAGCTGCTGCATCGTGCTGACGATCTCGTCCGGTGTCTGGCCCACCTCGCAGCGAACCCAGCCCAGCAGCCGGCGCAGGTGATTCGCTTCGGCCTGTGTCAGATTCGGCTTCATTGATGGACCTCCTGCACGAACGCGAGTGTCACCGGAGGGCTACAGGTCTTGAACGCCCACATAGCGTTGAACGCCCAGGCGGCGAGCTGCGCCGTCCAGCGCCAGCGGTGTTCGCTGGCCTCAATGGCGGGCATGCCGGCATAGCCGGCGATCATGACGCGGTACTTCATGGCGACATGCTCCGCAGCGCATCGCGGCTGTCCCAGCCTGGTCGCGCGTAAGCGTCGGCCTCCACCCACGACGGTGTTTCGCTGTCCCTCCGCACGAACTCGTTCGTCTCGTCTGGGTACTCGTACAGCCAGCCCACAATCGGTGGTGGCTCGGCTACAGCGGGACCGACTCGCGTCATTGCGTAGCGGCCAGCACTCACCTGATAACCTGGCTCCATCTGAAACACCAAAGTGGAATCCTCGAAATCCACTGAGACGATCTCTCCGTAAACCTCCGCGCCGGCCGGCGGCAATGTGGAGGACGGGGTGCTCGGGAGCGCGTTGAGCGCGGCGTCACTCGTGAACAACTCGGCTGGGCCGGAGTAGATTGCCCGCGAGATTTGCTCGGGTTTCATGCCTGTGTACCGCTCATGCATGCCGGCGAGCGCCTCGATTTTCCCTTGGTCCACCGGATCCAGTGGCGCACGGGTTCCCACCTGCTTTGCCCGCAGCGCATAGCCGGCGCCGTCGAGCAGCTCCTCGATCAGGTGCTGCAGCCACTGCTCGTGGGTGAGGTCGGTGCGGTCGAGGGTCGTGCCGTACTTGGCCCGGCCAGCCTGATCGCGCTGGATCAGCATCTGGATCAGCGTCTTGGTGGTCTCGCTGGTGTAGGGCGGACACTCCATGTCGGCGATGAGACCTCCGACCAGCTGGCGCTGGTGCTCGATCTCCTTCGCTGCGCTTTCCAGCAGGTCAGCGAGAACCTTGTTCTGCAGCGGCAGGAAGTGGCCGGGTGTGCGCCGCCATTCTGCTTCGTCGCGCAGGGCCTTCACGATGTCGGTGCTCATCCGACCCTCCTGACCTTGGCGGCCGACTCGATCATGCCCAGCACGCGGCAGCTATCGGGCGTCACCGCGGTGAAGATGGATGGCGTCGAGCCGCAGAACAGCTGCAGCGGACCGCCTTGTGCACGGAGGTAGCGGATCAACTGCTGCCCCGCGAACTCGACCGCGTACAGACCATCGGCCAGGAACTTGGTGACGCCGAGGTTCACCAGAAGTACGTCACCCGGGACATACTTCGGGGCGTTGCAGTAGTCCCTCACCAGCACGTGGGCGTAGTCACCGGCCGGCAGGGGGAACAGCACGGACGGATGCGTTTCGAGCATCCCGTGGGTCTGGATGTTCATTTCTGGGCGTTCCTCTTGGCCAGGAGTTCGGTGGCGCGGTTCACGCGGTCGAGGGCGGCGCTGATCGTCCGGGCTTCCAGGGTGTCGGTCTGCGAGCCGGCCGGCTGCACGACCTGAAGCAGGAGCTTGGCTTCAGCGAGCGACTGCTCGATCCCCGGATCCAGAATGTCTGGCAGCGGCGATTCGCGCAGGATGTTGGCGAGTTCTTCTCGCAGAAACTCGTTCATGGCTTTCTCCCGCGAACTTCCCACGCCTCGCGCGCGCGATCCCGGAAGCGCTGCTCCATCTCCAGAGAAGCCTTGAGCACGCGTTGTCTCACCTGCTCCAATGTGTCGGGTCTGCCTTTCGCCATGAGCGACACGTGGACCAAGCGCGCCAGTTCCGCCTCATCCGCTGTCAGTGCACGCGGGCGGATGGGGTCGAGCGCCCGACGGGCTTGGGCGTGGCTGACGACCTTGCCTTTGGCAAACGCTCTGTCCACCAGAAGGCCGGCAACGCGGTCCTTCTGCACTTCCACGGGACTGATCGGCGGCGCGGGCAGCGACAAGACCTGCGCGCTGGTGCCAGTGGGCCGCGTGCGCGGACGGGCAACGCGCTGCCGCGGCGCGCGCACGATTCGATCGGAGGGGAATTTCAGGAGAGTGGCCATTATTGTCCACTCCACACGAGACTGATCGGCTCCAAACAGACGCGCAGCTGTTCCAGATCCTCGGCCGTACTTTCATCCACTTCGCCTACGATCTTGAGCAGGCGGGCAAGGACTCCACTCGCCTCTGCCAGATACTGGTGCTGCAGGCCCATCACGCGCCTGACAAGACTCAGAAGGGTCTGCACCTCGTGCTCTGAATCCGAAGCGCCAGAGCGGCCCAGGTAGACGACCAATCCTTTCAGCAGGTCATCCAGCAGCTCCGGTGAAACGCCTTTGCCTTCCCCCTCTCTCGCGCGCCACTTCGGGATGGCGTCCTTCCGCAGGCGCCGCAAGTCGTAGGTCAGAAACTCGCCAACGCCCTCCATGGGCTTCGGCAGCGGTGGCATGCTGGCGCACAACTGGATAGCCAGCGCCTTGAGTTCGTGTTGGGCGAGTCCCATCACAGCACCCCCTGCCACACGACGATCCCGGCCTGCGGGATGGTCAAGCGGACGCGCCGGAGCATCTTCTTGGCTTGGTAGTGCGAGAGGACGGGCGAAAGCGGATGGTGAAGGACGATCAGCCCCTGGCTGTCGGTCAAGTTGACGCTGATGACGTAGCGCCGGCGGGTTACTCGCGGACCGAGCGAGGGTCCAGGGCCTCGAAATCTGGCCCTCTCGCCCTTCTTGCGAGGTTCGTAGTCGAGGAACGCACCTGCGTGTTCATACGCGAAGCGCTGGATATGTGCGAGAGGACGGATGCGGTTCACGCACGCCGGTCTCGGCTGTACACTTCTGGCCGCCATGTGAAACTCCTGATCTTGGTCGTGATGGATCTACTTGGCAGACGGCTCGGGCGCGCCAACGCCCGAGCCGTCACTGTTTTGGGGCTGCACTACGCGTTCCGGCATGCGCTCGGGAGCGAAGTTCTCAGCGCGATTGATCGCGGTTTCCTTAGGTGCGTACACATGGAGCTTGGCTCGGCCCTTGTGGGCTGCACGGATCTGGATCTGGATGTCGTCGCCGAGGAAGATCGTCGTTCCAGCACGAACGAACAGTTCAGCGGGTCTGAATCTCGGTGGTGAGTCGTTGCTCACAGGTGCGGCTCTCCTTGCGCCAGGCGGAAGGCCGGCACGGTTGCGGTGGGTTGGGGATGGGGTTTGGCCTGGAGGGCCGCAGAGCGCGCCAGGTGCGCGGCCCGGATCTCGCCAACGCGCAGCGGGATGACCACGGCGGCGACGCCGGCCAGAGCGGCCCAGGCGATGGTGAGGCGAGCGGTCATGCGGCCCCCAGCAGACCCTGCAGGTCCATGCCCTGCAGAAGCTTCGAGTGGCCAAGTTGGTCAGCCAGAGCCGCGTACAGGGCGAGAACTTCCGAATTGCTCAGAGAAAGCGTGCTCGCCATTGACTCGATGAGCTCACAGCCATGGCGTGCATTAGGAACGTCGGACAAGCTCGTTTGGCTATGCAGCGGATTTGCGTCGAAAAGCCTTCTGAGCGCAAGGCTCGCCAACTCCGCCCGAGTGATCTCCTCCGACCGGATCTCTTCGCACCTGGCATTCGAGCATTCACCCACGTCAGCCAGTGCAGATAGGACCGTTGTAACGGCCGCATCAAAGCTGCAGGCGAACCACTCACCTACGATGCGGAATGATGCGAGTGAGGTGTGCACAGCGATCTCTGTTGCTTGATAGCCCTCGTGAAGAACACTGATGAAGTGCCGTGTCTCAGTGAGTCCGCTCTGAGAGACAAGCCCCCTGATCCTCTGAATAGGGCGCTGAGATCTTCCGACCTTGATCCTGCCCTTGGCCTCGATGACGTAGACATGGCCGACAGTACGGGGCAGGCGGGGGGTGCCAGTCGCCTGTCTTCTGAACTCGCTCGCGTGGTCCATCACGGCGTGGGTTCCTTCTGCTGGGCCTGCTTCATGCGCTCGGTGAGCTCGCTGGCCAGTTGGCCATTGATGGAGCGGTGCTCCCGGCGCGCCTTGTCCTTGAGCCAGGCGTACAGGGCCGCCGGTATCCGAAACTGACTGCGGACTTCTTCGACTTTCATTGGGGGCTCCCTTGTGACACGACGGTGGTGTCGTCCCTATGAGCGCACGACACGAGAGTGGTGTCAAGACTTTCTGACACGAAAATGGTGGAATGCTCGATATGAGCGACGACGGCTACACCCGAATCACCCTGCGAATCCCCGACGACCTGCACGCTCGGCTGACGGACGCGGCGGCAAGGGCCTCCAAGTCCATGAACGCCGAGATCGTGGCGAGGCTGGAGGCAGCGGAAGGATTCGAGGACGAGCGCCAGCGCATGCAACTGGCCGTGGACACGATTGCGAACGCGCTCCAGGCATCGCATCGGATGCTCGCGCTGACGGGCTTTTATCTGCGCTCTTGCGCGGAGCGCGTTCCACGGAACACCGAACAGACGCGAGAACTGATGGAGAACATCGAGCGCTTCGCCAACTCGCTCTACCATGGAGATATGGATCCGTCCGCTTTGCGGAACATCATCGACATGGGAGTTCGTGACGGGATCATTGATCCCGAAACCAGGCAGGCGCGGCCCGAATACAAGATCGATCATCCGGCCGCAGCCCAGCCGATCGCTAAGCGCCCGCAGACGAGTGGGGACACCGGCCCGCGATTGGCCAAGAGGCCCAAGCCCAAGCGCTGAGACATTCGGCGCACGGCGGCTGCCATCGCAGTCCGCGCAATAGCCGCCGTTGGCCTCGAACTCGTCCTCATCGTGGACGAAGGCGCCGCAGCTGTTGCAGAAGTCGTTGCAGGCGCTCACCGCGGCAGCCTCACGCGGCGGGTCAGCTCGGCCATGCGGCAGCGATGCACCAGCGCGAGGCGCTCGGAGTCGCCACGCATGTAGGTGTAGTCGATATGGGCCAGCCTGTCGCCCTGCAGGCGTCCGTAGCTGTCGAGGCCGAGCGGAAGCGGGGCGGACATCACCCACGACGGCACGCCGACACCGCTGAGGTGTCGCATGGGTTCGTAGAAGCGATTCCACAGCCTGTCAGCGGTGCGGAACGCTCGGTAGTCCGAGGCCCAGCGAGTGCGCGGGCCGGACTGGGGGAGGAGGGAGCGCGTTGCAGTTGCGGTGCGGATGAGGGGCTGGCGTTGCGCTTGCCCCTCGCCCCCATCGGGGCGGCTGACTCTTCTTCCGTGATGCTGGTGATCCATGACTTTCTCCACTCATGCGCCGGGCCATCCGGCGACGTGGAGAGAGCCTACAGAATACTGTACTGACCTGTCAACAGGATTCTGTAGATGGCTTGGCAGGCACTCTAGCGTCTAGTGCATCAGGGACATCAGAGCGGTAGGCGGTTCAGTAATAGGGCCTCTTACAGGCGGGAAAGGGGCGGCTAGAACTCAGGAAGCCTTCCACAATTGCCCTCATAGGCCTTGAAGAAAGCAAGTGCCTCCGCCTTCTCCTCATCCGTGACCACAGACGCGCTCGGCACGGTTGCCGCGTAATCACGCGTTCCTAGGCCCTCAATCTTGCCTACGACGAAGAAAGGCACAAAGCCGGTATAGCCGCCCATCCCGTTCTTCGCATTGAGCTGGCCGCAGAGAATCAATTCTTTGTCCTGTCGCCACAGCACTCTGGTGTTCTTGAACTGAGCCGAAGAGGGATCCTTCAAGTGGTCACGAAGGTAGTCCTCAGCTTTTCCTTGAAAGGAATGCTCCTGCCACTTGGAGCAACCGCAAAGGCAAAGAGCCGCCAAGCCTGCGAGGATTGCACGATTCATCTCATCTCCCTGGAGCTGATCAGTCCATCTTATGAACGGTGCGCGACTGTTGTCGCTGTGGAGCCTTATTCGACCCAGCCTGCAATCCAACGGACGCGGCCGACGACGGTAATCGGTGATTTGTCGGAGTCCATGCGCTTCGGCTTCTTCCAACCATGGTCCCCGGTGGGGTTGTCGCTGCGGAAGAACACGATACCAGCCAGAATTTCAGCTCGCTTGACGTAGTACTCGGCATTGGCCGCGCCGTGCAACTGGATCAGGTACAGACCGCCGTCCACCACGCGCGTGTCAGAGGTGTCAAATAGGATCGCGTCGCCGTCCTTGATCGTGGGCTCCATGGAATCGCCCTTGCCGTAGTAGATAGCGAGGTTCCGTGCTTGGAGTCCCTGGCGCCGCAGGCTAGTCGCTTTGAATTTCAGACTGTGTGTCTCTGCATACTCCTCCGCCTCGGCTCCCGCGCCCAGGCCCGCAGCTTGGCTGTAGCCAACCACGTCCTGCCAGTCGAGGTCACTGGCAGCCGCCTTCGCTGGCGCTTTCGCACCCCGGCCTGTCTCCAGCCATTCCTGAGACACACCTAGCGCATCAGCGATGAGCCTGAGCTTGGTGGTGTTCTGCATGCCGCCACGTTCAAGTTCCGCCAAGGTGCTGTAGCCCACCCCGGTCCGGGCACTCAAGTCCTGTCGGGACATCTTCTGAGCTTCTCGCTCGGCGCGAACGCGCGATCCGATTGTGTCCATGCGCGCATTCTCACAGGAATCTGTAACAGAATGCTGTTGCAATGTACGCCAGTATTCTGTAGAAAGTCGCTCATGGACTGGAGATCACACATCAGATCGCTTGTGGATGCCGGCGCGCCCATCGGGGTGATCGCGGCTCACATGCAAGTCTCGCCCAGCGCGGTCAGCGAAATCTTGGCTGGCCGTACCAAGTCGCCACGCGCCGACGCCGCCTTCCGGCTTGCGCGCGTCAACGCTCAAACGCCCCTCAAAAGAGATTCGGACGGCCGCGTCGTTGCGTTCGCCGTCCCGCTTGATCCGGTCGAGACGGGGAAGGCGGCGGCACTGGAGCCTGCAACGTGAGGCTGTGTCGGGACTGCTTGAAGCAGATCAGAGGCCGGGGCGCGAAGAAGCCTTGGCCGGCGCATGTCTACCACGATGGCCCCGGGCGCAACTGCGTCAAGCACTCAGCAGCGCGTGCCGAGGCTTCTTCGCGATCATCGGCGAAGCGCTCATTGCGTTGTGTTCCGTGGGCCGACCGCGAAGCCATCAAAGCGGTTTACGCCCGAGCCGCCGAAAGGCGGGCAGCGGGTGAGGACGTGCATGTTGACCACATCGTTCCGCTGCTCGGCAAGCGAGTCAGTGGCCTTCACGTTGCGGAGAACCTGCAGATCATTCCGGCCAAAGAGAACATCCGGAAAGGCAATACGTTCCACGTCTGATCTTGTAACTGGTGTGCGTTGTTTGCGGTAAGCGGGCAGGGCGCACACCAACAAGCTGGCAACTGAAAGGGATAGAGGGCTGAGACAGCCAGGTGCGCCGTAGTCGGCATAGCGCACGCCCTCGGACAAGATGCTGATCGGCGCGACTGGCCCACGAGCGGGCTACCGGCCGGGAGTTCCCTTCGGTGATCCGCAGGGATGCTCTCGGCTTACCTCCTGACAGATCAAGGGGTCTGTCTGGAGCCGTCAGCAGGGAGAGTGATTACAGGAGGTAGTAGGGGTGCGCGGGCGCGAGAGCGTGAGCGGCGATAGGGAGGCCTAGGACGGGCAGCCCGAATTGGGGCACGGACGGCGACCACGCGGTGAGCGGAATTGGGGCTCACCGATGTCTGGCGCTAAGCGGGCTGCCACGGCAGCCATTCGTCCGAAAAGACGAAGCCCCGGCCGTCTCGCGAACAGAACCGGGGCTTCAAGTACGAGGCCCAATCATGCCACAGCAATCCCGCGAGCTCCACTCGATCGCGCTCGCCGAAGTTCAGCTCTCCAAGTCCAGACCGACCGTTCCCGAGACGGTCAATGCCCTGTCCGCCTCAATGGCTGCTGCGGGGCTGCTCAACCCCATCATCGTGCGCCGCGCGCAGGTCTTCGTCGGCATCGTCCGCGACGGCTACAAGGTCGTCGCTGGCAACCACCGAGTCAGCGCTGCGCGTGCCTTGGGCTGGACCCACATCGACGCCTTCATCCACGACGGCGACGAGCTGACCGCCGAGTTGGCGGAGATCGACGAGAACCTTCAGCGGGCCGAGCTAACGCCGGCTCAGCGTGCGGCGGCGATCCATCGTCGTAAGGAGATTTGGGAGGCGATGCATCCGATTAATGACCGGAATCCGGTCGAAAATAGGGCGCGCGGTCGACCGGTAGATTTTGCCGGGGATACTCAGAAGGCAACGGGGGAGGATCGCCGTCGCACCAACGAACACCTATCCCGCGCCGAAGCCCTTGGCCCCGACATCCATGAGGTGGTCGGTACTTCGCTGGACAAGGGCGTGGAGCTGGATGCGCTGAAAGAGCTGCCGGCCGAGGAGCGCCGCGAGCTGATCGACCGCGCCAAGGCTGGCGAGAAGGTCTCGGCCAGGCCCGCCAAGGGGGAGGGAAAGCCGGCGGCACCGAAGAAGCCAGCGCCGGCGGCTGGGCCAGCTGATTCCCCGCCTGCTGCCGGCGGCACCGAAGGCGAGGAGGGCGGGGACTACGACCTGCACGAGGTGCTGGCCGAGCTGCAGGAGGAGAACCGCCAGCTCCAGGACCAGGTGAAGGCAGCCGCGGCGGATGACCAGGTGGCCGAAACCCTCAAGTGGCAAAGCCTGTACGAGAACGCGGTGCGTGAGCAGTCGCGCGCGCAGGACGCGGCGAACGAGAGTCAGAAGCGCGAGCAGCGGGTCGTGGACCAGTTGCGCCGCTGCGCGCGGGCGGTAGGCGTGGAAGACCCGCGCAAAGTCGCCGCGAAGGTCGAGACGCTGGCCAAGGCAGCCAAGGAGGCCGGCGTATGGCCGCGCTGACCATCGACCTGCGCGACTACCAGGAGGCCGCCTTCGACCGCGCGCGCGAAGCCATCCGGGCCGGCGCCCGCAAGATCCTGATCGTGGCGCCTACCGGCTCAGGCAAGACGGTGTTGGCGTCGGCCTTGATGCAGATGGCCAAGGAGAAGGGCAACCGCGCCTCATTCGTGGTGGACCGCCTCAGCCTGATCCAGCAGACCAGCGAGACCTTCGACCGCTACGGGCTCGACCATGGGGTGATCCAGGGAGGCCACGTCCGGTGGTCCCCGTGGCGCCCCCTGCAGCTGTGCAGCGTGCAGACCCTGGCCAGGCGCAACTGGCCTGAAAGCAAGCTGGACGTGTTCGACGAGGCGCACGTCCTCCACACCACCCACAAGCGGCGCATCGGCGAGGCCGACTCAATCGTCGTCGGACTGACGGCCACGCCGTTCACCCGCGGCCTTGGTAAGTGGTTCGATGCGGTCATCAACGTCACCACCACCCGCAAGCTCATCAATGACGGATGGCTGGCGCCGTATCGGATCTACTCCTGCGTTGAGCCCGACATGGCCAAGGTCAAGGTCAAGTCCACCGGCGAGTGGGACGAGAAGGAGGCCAGCAAGAAGGCCTTGGAGGTGGTCGGGGACGTGGTTGCCGAATACCTCAAGCACGGCGAGGGTCGCAAGTTCATCTGCTCCGGCGTGGACACCGCGCACGTGGAGGCGATGCACCGCCAGTTCACCGCCGCGGGGATCACGGTGGCAACCTACACCTACCGAGACAGCGAGGAAGACCGCGGCGACGTGACGGCCGAGTTCCGCAAGCCGAACAGCGCGATACGGGGTCTCATCACGGTCACCGCAGCCTCGCGCGGGTTCGACGTTCCCGACGTGTCCTGCATCATCATGGCCAGGCCGCTGCGCAAGTCGCTGGCCGAGCATATCCAGCTGCTGGGGCGCGGCCTTCGCATCGCGCCGGGCAAGACGGACTGCCTCGTGCTGGACCACTCGGGCAACAGCGCCCGGTTCTTCCAGGACTGCGAGGACTTCTTCGACAATGGCCTTGAAGCGCTGGACGACGGCAAGCCCAAGCGCAAGCAGAAGGCCAAGCCGAAGAAGGAGCGCGAGCCGGTCAAGTGCCCGGAGTGCTCCGCGCTACACCTGCCATCACCGAAGTGCCCCTCATGCGGGCATGATTACCCCCGCCGCGCGGGCGTCGAGCACGTCCCGGGGACGCTCAAGGAACTGATCGCCGGCAACCACCGGGCTGAGCTGTCCAAGTCGGTGTGGCCGATGGTCTGCCACTACGCCAGATCAAGGCGGCAAGACCTCACCGCCGCCAGGAAACTCGCGCTCGCGCTGTACCGCGACATGACCGGCGACTGGCCCGCCGTGTCGTTCGACACAACGACGCCCATCCAGCCTATCCCCGAGGTCGCAAGCAAGATCCGCAGCCTGCAGATCAGGCACGGACAGGCGATGAAGGCCCGTCAGGCTGGGGTGGCCTCGTGACCGGACGGCAACGCGCGATAGACATGGCCCGGGGAAAGTGGAAATCGATCCTCCCCCTGCTGGGCATCCCCGCCAACGTCCTGGACGGCAAGCACCACCGGTGCCCCGCGAACGGGGAGGGTGATGATCGCTTCCGCTTCGCTGACCGGAATGGGTCGGGCAACTTCTTCTGCTCATGCACTGCCGGCAAGAGCGGCGGAATCGGCCTGCTCATGTGCTGTCGCGGACTGACCTATGCCGAGGCAGCCAAGGAAGTCGAACGCGTGGCCGGCAACGCGCCTGCCACGCCCCCGGCTGATGTCGAGGAAGCCAAGGCGAAGGCCCAGGCGCGCATCAAGCGGATTGCTCAGGCTTCGTCCACTCCCTCACCGAAGGACGATGTTGGGGAGTACCTGGCCGGACGTGGGCTGGCACTGCCGCCCCAGGGTCTGGCGGTAGCGCCGCTGGACTACTACGAGAACGGGCGCAGCCAGGGCAACTATCCCACGATGGTGGCGAGCATCCGAGGGGTGGATGGCAAGGTCCAGACCCTCCACCTCACGTACCTGCAGGGCGGGAAGAAGGCGCCGGTCAGGTGCCCTCGCAAGATCGTCTCGGGGTACGAGCCGGGGAGCGCGATTCGCCTGTTTCCGGCCGCTGAACACCTTGGCGTGGCCGAGGGGATCGAAACGGCCTTGGCTGCGAACCAACTGTTCGACCTGCCGACCTGGGCGCTCGCCAACGAGGGCAACCTGCGCCGCTTCCGGCCGCCGCCGGAGACCAAGCGGGTGTCGATCTTCGCGGACCGCGATCCGAGTTTCGCCGGGCAGGCTGCCGCCTATTCCTTGGCCCAAGACCTGACCCGCGCGGGCGTGGAGTGCGACGTGTTCGTGCCCCCTCTGCTCGGGAAGTCGGATTGGAACGATGTCCTGCTTGAACGGAGAGCCGCAGCTTGATGGATCTCATCCCTTCGCCGGCAGCGGTCCTCCGTGCGTTCGCGGACGACCTAGAGGCCCGGGCCGATCTCTACGACCGCCTCCTCTGGCGTGATCGCGGTGAGCGATCAACGGTCGCCGAGACATACCGCACTGCGGCCTCGCTCGCCCGCCAGAAGGCGCGCCGTTACGAGCGACTGGCCGAACAGAACCCCGATCTATCCCAGGAGAGAGCATGACCTTCGTGACCGATACACACAGCAGCAAGGACAAGCGCAGGCCGATCGAGGAGCGCATCGCTTCGCTCATGGGTCGGTCGGCTTACCGTGACCTGCGGGACGGATTCTCCGGCGGCGGGAAGGTGAGCATTTCGGACCAGGATCTGGCCGCGGCCCTCGGAGGGGCCGGTGATTCGGTTGGACGGGTAGCTCTGCTGGCCTTGGAGACCTACTTCGGCTCCACGCTGATCCACCAGCAGGCCCTGCTGAGGGCATGGGAGGATCGGGAACGCCGAGAGGGTGATACGCGCGAAAGGATCGTCCTCACGCGATTCGCCGGCGCGCTGGCGGTCCAGCAGGCGGCCGGCGGAAAGGTAGCGAGCGCGGCGTATGCCGAGTACGCCTATCTCCTGTTCTCGCGGCGCGAACTCCTGGAGAAGCGGGTCAGGGAGGCCGGAGCCTGGCTCGATGAGCTCCGGACCTCCGCGCTGCGCGCGGTCAAGGTCCAATTGTTCAGGGACCACATTGACGGGACGGAAAAGATGGGCTAAAAATGTATAGTCGGCCCGAAGCTGCCCCGTGCAGCTTTTGACGACCAAGACGGCCCGCCCAAAGAGCGGGCCGTTTGCGTTAGGCGGCCCTGCTGGCTGGTTCCACGCTTAGCCGAACGCCCATTGCGCCAAGGACGCGCTGCACGGTGTCGAATCGAGGTTGAGCGCCGGGGCGAAGCGCCTTGTAAAGGCTCTCCCGACCAAGGCCCGAAGCTTCGGCGATTTGGCTCATGCCACGGGCACGGGCAGCGGTTTGCACCGCTTCCTGAAAATGCTCGATGTCGCCAGAGGCAAGGGCTTCGGTTAGGTAGACCGCCACGGACTCCTCGTTGTCGAGAAACTCGGCGGCGTCGAAAGGGACAGTCTTGGTCTTGGTCATGATGGGGTATCCGAGAAGTTGAGCCGCCGGTCAGAGGCCGGCGACTAGGGCCTGCGCGTGCTTGATGTCCTTGGCTTGGCTGGTCTTGTCACCGCCGCAGAGGAGAACCACAACCTCCTCGCCCCGGCGGGTGAAGTAGACCCGGTAACCCGGGCCGTAGTGGATGCGCAGCTCGCTGACCTGTCCGCCAACCGGCTGGACATCGCCGAGCAGGCCGCGGGCAACGCGCTGCACACGTTCAACGATGATCGCCCTGGCCTTGGCGTCGCGCAGCTTGCGCAGCCACTGGGTGAAGTCTTCGGTTGCGGTGATCGTTGCCATGGGGCCAATGTATCCGAACGGATACAGGAATGCAAGAGGTTCAAAGCGGGCTTGGCCGAGTGGTCAGGCGACGGCCTTCCAAGCCGCGAACGTCGGTTCGATTCCGATAGCCCGCTCCACATTGCAGCGAATGCCCGGGCTGACGGGCAGCTCAGATACCTGCGGCTTACCTGGCGCCACCTGTCCGCAAGCCCTCCGCAGCGGGAGGGCCAGCGATGGCGACTTAGCGCCGCAATGCCGGGATCAGCTCCGGTCGCTGCAATCGTTTTGGAAGCGTGGCCGAGAGGCCGAAGGCAGCGGCTTGCTAAGCCGTAGGTCCGCAAGGGCCCGCTGGTTCGAATCCAGCCGCTTCCGCCATCCAAGGGTTGTTCCGCTGTGCTGGCCGGCGAGCGGTCTTGAAAACCGTGGCGGCCGAAAGGCCGGGGGTTCGACTCCTCAACAATCCGCCATTTCAGGCCCTGCCGGCAACGGTGGGGCCTTTGCACTTCTGGATCCAGCATGAGCATCGACCAAGCCAACGCCATCAATCGGAGCGCCATTACGCCGGCCCTGCGGCTGTTGCCGCCGCGCATGGACACGCTGCAGGCGCGCGTTGAGATGCTGGCGATCTGCGGTCAGGAGGCGGACTTCCGCCACCGGTGGCAGGTCGTGGACCCGGCGCGCCCCGAAGTGCGCGGGCCTGCTCGGGGTCTGTTCCAGTTCGAGCGAGGCGGCGGCGTCCGCGGCGTCCTGAGGCATGCGCAGACGGCAGCGGCCGCCGCGGCGCTGTGCCTGACGCGGGGTGTCGCGGCAGACGAGCGCGCGGTGTACGAGGCCCTGGCCGGTGACGACGTGCTGGCGGCCGGCTTCGCGCGGCTGCTGCTGTGGAGCGATCCGGCGCCGCTGCCGGCAGTGGGCGACGTGAATGGCGCTTGGCAGCTGTACCTGCGCACCTGGCGGCCTGGCGCGTACACGAACGGTACGGCGGCCCAGAAGGTGAGGCTGCGGGACAAGTGGGCCGGCTACTACGCCACGGCGCGGGAAGCGCTGACGAAGGCGTCCGCGTGATCCGTCACCTTCTGCTGCTGGCCATGGCCGCGGTCGCCGTAACCGAAGCGCCCGCTTCGCCGCAGATCGTGCAGGCTCCGCAGACGTTTGAATACCTGTCGATCCAGCACATGGCCGAGAACTTCGGGTTCTCGCTGCCGGTGCTGCTCATGGTGGTCGCCGGCGCGCTGGTCGGCGCCTGGAACAGCTACCACGACAAGCGCAGCAACCTGGCGATCACGTTCCTCACCTCCACGGTGCTGGCGCTGTCCGCTGTGGTGCTGGTGCCGGAGTGGGCGCACTACCAATGGAGCAGCACGGGGATCCAAGCGACGACCGGCATGTTGCTGGCGTTCACCGCTCAGAACTGGGGGCCTGAGCTCATCCGGGCAGTGGGGCCAGGGGTCAAGGCATACCTGCGCCGCTTCCTGCCATCGCAGAAGGGAAACGACCCATGATCTTTTCGCCCTGGTCCTTGCTGGCTGTCCCGGCGCTCGCCGTCATCTTCGTCACTGCCGTCGCCGGCCTCAACGACGTTCAGATCCGAGACCTTCGGACGCTGCCAAGGCGCGGCGCGATCATCGAGCTGGTGCTCGGGATCTGCTTCCTCGTGACCGCTCTGGCGAGCTTGAACATCGCCGTCGTGTGCCTGCTCGGCGGCAACGTCCTGAGCTGGCGCGGCTGCGTGCTCATGTGGAGCATTGCCGGCATCTTCGGCACGTTCGGCACGTTCGCCCCGTGGCGCCGCTGGCTGCAGCGCGAGATCAGGGAAAAGCCGTGAATCGCATCCTGATCGCGGTCGCGGCCTTCGCGCTGTGGTCTGGCGCCATGTTCGGCGCGGGCTGGGCCTGGCGCGGTGATCGCGCTGAGACCGCCGACGCCCGGCAGGACGGCAAGGCCAGCGCCGCAGTGGCGCAGCAGCAGGCCCAGGTTCGGGCCGTTGAGCACAAGCAGGGCCAGGCCACCCAGGCCGCGGCCGATAGCGCGGACACGCGCCGGGAGAAGATTGATGCGGACTACGAAGCGCGCCTCGCGGCTGCTGTTGCTGGTCGTGATGCTGACATTGGCCGCCTGCGCCAGCAGTGGGAAGCCAGCGCCGCCACTGCCCGCCTGTCCAGTGATGCCGGAATTGCCGCAGCGGCTGCTGAAGCGGACCGACTACGCCTCGCAGGTGCGGCAAGAGTTCTTCGAGCAACCGAGCTCGCCCAAGCCGAGCGAGACGAAGCCATCGAGCGATACGAAGCCGCTCGCCTCGCCCAAGCAGGAGTGACGCCATGAAGGTCCGCACCTGGATCATCTGGGCGGTGGCCGTGCTGTTCTGCACTGCCGGCCTGGCCTTGGCCACCCGCTTGCCTGACTTGGCCGGCACCTGCCTCTGCATCGCCCTGGCTCTGTTCGCGGTGGCGATGGGAATGGACAGCGCACGGGATGCGCGCGCTGCCAGCTCCGCAACCCTCACTCTCAAATTGGATGAGGCCGGGTATCCGGTAGGGATTGAGCGAGGGCCTGCAGCGCGGTCAACGCAACGCTGAACTCCTGGTCGAGGATAGCGATCTGCTGGTCGGTGTAGTCGCCCTGGAGGGCGGTCGCCTTCAGCGCCTCGTGCGTCCGGCGCAAGTTCTTCTCCAGAAATTCAAGCGGCTGTCCCCAGCTGCGGTAGAGCACCTGTATCAGCGATTGCTGGGCGAGCAGCCTGATGCCCGCCATCTGTTCGAACTCAGTTTCCATGTCGCCCCTGCCTGGTCTGCCTCTGTGGAAAGAGCAGCTTACCCGGCGGTGGGCGACGCCTATTCGGAGCTTCACCATGGACCGTCGTCGATTCCTCACCGCGCTGGGCCTGGCCCCGGCCGTCGCCGCGCTGGCCAAGATCCCGGCCGCCCCCGCTGCTGCGCCGATCCTGGCCGCAAAGGTCAAGGCGGCTGACCAGCTGCCCGTGAAGGAGATCACCGCCGATCGCGTGGTGTTTCGGTCGCCGGGGTCCAAGGCCTACCTTGAGGTGAGCGATCAGGGTTACCGCTTCTACGACGAGAACGGCGTGCTGCGCGTGGCCATGGGAGTGTTGTGATCGTGGCCGGGCCGCGCTGGATCGAGATCGACTGTTCGGTCTGTGGGATGGACTACGACATCAACGACCCTACGGACGCACAGTGGGAGCACCCCGTGTGCGAGGTGTGCGGCTCGGAACCCACCGCGTTTGATCGGCTCCCTGCGGAGTCTGCGTGATGAACACGCTTGCCGTTTCCATCCGCGCGCGCTGGTGGCTCAGGTGGTTCCTCTACGCGGTGTGCTTCGCTGCCATGGTCACCGGCCAGGTGCCGGACGAGGACAGGCTGACCAAGTGGATCCGCCGCGGTCTCAGGGTCGAGGTGGTCCAGTGGCGTGCGTGGTTGGCGGCCTGATGCCAGTGCGAGCCCCCCGTCACCGGCCCTACGGACGCGAGGTGAGGCAGCACGAGCCGGTGGTGAGGGACAGGCAGGCCGCCCGCGCGCTGCCCACGAACAGCAAGCAGTGGCAGGCCATGAGGCAGGAGACGCTACTGGAGGACGGCTACTGCTGTCGCAAGTGTGGGCGGATCGTGACCGGCAAGGGTCAGGCTCACATCGATCACATCGACGGCGACGATTCGAACAACGCGCCGAGCAACCGTCAGACGCTGTGCGTGAGCTGCCACTCGGCCAAGACGGCAGCGCGGGACGGCGGGTTCGGCAATCGGAGGGGTGCGGCGTGAAGCTGAACAGGCCGAGCGAACCTGAACGGACAGCGGGCAGCCCGCGCCAACCCCGGGGGTGGGTCGAAAGTCTGGGGCGTTCCCGTCCCGACACGTGCGCCCACCTGTTTTTTCACACCGTCAGTTCGACAAATCTGAGTTTTCGAGGCCATTGAGGCCACCCCTGGAACGACCATGCCGAACCCCCGCAAACCGCACCAGTTGAAGGTCGTGGCGGGCACGGACCGTCCCGACCGCGCCCCACCGAGTGGCGCCGTGGATCTGCCGCTGGTGCCAGAGGTGCCGGCCGCGCCGGACTGGCTGCCGAACGCTCACGCGATCAAGGAATGGGACCGCCTGGCGCCGATCCTGCACGCCAACAAGCTGCTGACCGAGGCGGGCCTGTCGGCGCTGGGGCAGCTGTGCGCGCTGCACGGCAAGGTGGTTCAGCTGTACGCCGCCGGTGAGGCGCCGGTGGCCTCGATGGTCGCGCAGATGCGCGGGCTCATGAACGACTTTGGCCTGACGCCGGTCGCGCAGGGCAAGGTACGGCCGGCCGGCGACACCGAGAAGCCGGGAAACCCTTTCAGCAACAACGGCAAGCCTCGCAAGCCCGGTGCGTGACTATGTGGCGATCGCCACCGCCTACGCTGAGGAGGCGGTAGCCGACAAAGGGGGAAAGAATTTCGGGAAGCTGGTGAGGTTGGCCGCCAAGCGGTTTCTGGCGGACCTCAAGCGGGCCAAGCGCAAACGCGGGCCGTTCGTATTCGACGAGTGGCACGCCTGTGACCCCTGCGACTTCATCGAGAAGCTGCCGCACGTAGAGGGCAAGTGGGCGCGGCCGGAGATCGAGCTGCATCGGTCTCACGTGTTCTTCGTGGTCCAGCTGTTCGGGTTCCGCAATCACGACGGCACCAGGCGATTCACCTCGGCCCTGTTCGCGGTGGCGCGCAAGAACGCCAAATCGACGTTGGCCGCGGCAATCCTGCTGTACTGCCAGTGCTGTGAGCAGGAGGAGGGTGCGCAGGTCATCTCAGCGGCCACCACCGGCAGCCAGGCGCGCATCATCTTCAATGTCGCCAAGCGGATGGCCGAGAAGACCCCGGACCTGCGCGAGGCGTTCGGCCTGGAGTGCTGGGCCAACGCGATCAGCCGGGTGGAGACCGGGGCGACGTTCAAGCCGATCAATGCGAAGGCCAGCACGCAGGACGGCCTGAATCCGTCGCACGTAGGCCTGGACGAGATCCACGCGCACAAGTCGGCTGACCTGCTCAACGTGCTGACCTCGGCGGCCGGCGCGCGAAGCAATCCGTTGTGGCTCTACACCACGACGGAGGGATACACGAATCCAGGCCCCTGGGGAGAGCTGCGGCAGTTCGCCAAGCAGGTGCTCTCCGGGATCCTTGGAGACAGCGCGGACCACTTTCTGGTCGTGTTCTTCGCTGTGGATGACGAGGACGACGAGTTCAATGAGGCGGCCTGGGCCAAGGCCAATCCGTTGATGGACGCCAACCCGCATCTGCTCAAGGCGATCCGCAAGGAGGCGGTGGAGGCCAAGCAGATGCCCTCGAAGCTGGCCGAGTTCAAGATCAAGCGCTTGAACCGGCCCGCGTCCTCGGCGAACAGCTGGATAGACCTCACGAAATGGCAGCGGTGCGGCGGCCCGGTCGATCTGGAATGGCTGGAAGGCAAGCCGTGTTGGGGCGGGTTCGACCTGGCCAGCACCCTGGATCTCACGTCCTGGCGCCTGGTGTGGAAGGTGGACGGCATCTACTACACCTGGGGACGCCGGTTCGTGCCGGCGGAGGCGATCCGGGCGCGTACCGAGCGCGGGACAGTCCCCTACGCGGGCTGGGTGGCTGCCGGCCTGATCGAGGAAACAGAGGGCGAGGTGACGGATTACGCGGTGGTCGAGCAGCGCATGCGCGCCGACATCGAGCGATTCCAGCCTCAGCTGGTGGCCTACGACCGCTGGAACGCGCAGGAGATCAGCCAGCGAATGCTTGCTGATGGGCTGCCGCTGATCGAGTTCGGCCAGACCACGAAGAATTTCCACCCGGCGATGACCGAGCTGCAGCGCGCCTACATCGGCAAGCTGATCCAGCACGGGAACGATCCGGTCCTCAACTGGTGCGCGTCGAACATGCTCGCGCTGAAGGACGGCAACCTCAACATGAAGCCCGACAAGAAGAAGTCGCCGGACAAGATCGACGACATGGTGGCGCTGCTGATGGCGCTCGGCGTGTCGATCACTCCTGAAGAAGACCAGGGCGACCTGGACGGCTTCTTCGCCAATCCGATTGTGGTGGGCTGATGTCGCAAGAATCGAAGCAGCGCAGCCCAGGACGCTTTAAGTCCTCGGTCCTCAAGTGGCTCGGCGTGCCGATCGGCTTGACCGATGAGGCGTTTTGGGCGGCCTGGGCCGGCGGCGCCTCGGCGAGCGGGAAGTCTGTCACCCACCACACGATCCTGCAGCTTTCAGCCGCAATGGCGTGTGTGCGCCTGATCTCTCAGACCATCGCCACGCTGCCGGTGGGCTTCTACGAGCGCAAGCCCGATGGCACGCGGGTGTCAGCGAGCACCCACCCGCTTTACGAGCTGCTGCACAACCAGCCCAACGCCGACATGACCGCCGTGCAGTTCTGGGAGGTGGTGCTGGTCAGCCTGCTGCTCTGGGGCAACGCTTACGCCGAGAAGACCTTCAGCGGCTCTCGGCTGGTGAGCTTGGAGTTCCTGGCGCCCCAGCGCATGGCGGTGCGTCGCCTGACCACGGGAGAGCTGGAGTACCGCTATACGGACACGGACGGCCGCCAGCGCGTCATAAGCGAGCGGGCAATCTGGCATATCCGTGGCTTCAGCGTGGATGGGGTCATGGGCCTCTCGGCGATCCGCGCCGGTGCCCAAGTGTTTGGAGCGGCGATGGCGGCTGACGAGGCCTCGGCCAAGGTGTTCGCGAACGGGATGAGCGTGGGCGGCGTGCTGAGCACGGATCAGATCCTGTCGGACAAGAATCGCAACACCTTCCGCACGAACATGCAGACCGAGTTTGCCGGCGCGATGAACACCGGCAAGACGATGCTTCTCGAAGCCGGCATGAAGTACCAGCAGGTGCCGATGAACCCCGAGGACGCCCAGCTGCTGGGCACCAGGGCATTCAACGTCGAGGAGGTCTGTCGCTGGTTCGGAGTCCCGCCCTTCATGGTTGGCCACTCAGAGAAATCGACCAGCTGGGGAACGGGCATCGAGCAGCAGATGATCGGCTTTCTGACCTTCTCGCTGGCGCCCTGGCTGCGCCGCATCGAGCAGTCGATCCGGAAAGACCTCCTGCAGCCCGTCGAGCGCGCCCTGTTCTTCGCTGAGTTCTCAGTCGAGGGCTTGCTGCGTGCCGACAGCGCTGCGCGCGCCACCTTTTACTCGACGATGGTCCAAAACGGCATCTACAGCCGCGACGACTGCCGTGAGAAGGAGAACCTGCCGCGCCGCGGCGGCCACGCAGCCGAACTGACCGTGCAATCCAACCTCCTGCCCATCGACATGCTGGGCAGCGGCAAATCCAGTGATCAGCAGGCGCGTTCGGCGCTCCTGGACTGGCTCAATTCCGACGGCAACAACGGGAATCCCACATGAAGCGCAAAGACTCGTCCCTGAAGATCAGGGACTTCGATCTCTCCGTGAAGGCCGTCGATGATGACGGCCTTTTTTCTGGCTACGGCTCTGTGTTCGGCACGGTAGACAGCTACCGCGAAGTGGTGGCGCCGGGTGCCTTCGCCGACACCTTGGCCGACATCAAAGCCAAGGGGCGGCCGGTGCCGGTGCTGTGGCAGCACCGCAGCGGCGAGCCGATCGGCATCTACACCGAGCTGAGCGAGGACGCGCGTGGTCTGAAAGTCTCCGGCCGCCTGATCCTCGATGGCGTCGCGCGCGCCAAGGAGGCCCACGCCCTGATGAAGGCGGGCGCCGTCTCCGGCCTGTCCATCGGCTATTACGTCCGTGAGGACAGCTGGGACGAAAAGGAGCGCGTGCGCACGCTCAAGAAGGTCGATCTGGTCGAGATCAGCCTGGTCACCTTCCCCGCCAACGACGACGCGCGCGTGGACGCGATCAAGTCGAAGTTGGCCCATGGGTCGCTGCCGACCCTCCCCGAATTTGAGCAGCTCCTGCGCGAGGCAGGCTTCTCAAAGAGCCAGTCCGCGGTGATCGCCAACCGCGGGCTGAAGCACCTGCTGGACCGGAGTGAGTCCGGGAGCCCGGCGAACGAAGTAAGCGGCCTGATCAAGCAGATCGGCCGTCTCAACCTCCCGACCATCTGAGGATTTACCCATGTCCCGTTACACCAATCTGGCCCGTTCGATCGGGCGCGAAGTCAAGAACGCCCAGCATCTGGACGACACCCTGGAGATGAAGGGTCTGATCCAGGCGCTCAACGAGCGCGACAACGAGATCAAGCAGTTCGCCGAGAAGGCGAGCAACGAGCTCAAGGAGCACGGCAAGATCCTGGACGACACCAAGAGCGCGCTGGAACTGCTCTCGAAGGGCGGCCTGGAGATCAATGCCCGCCTGCTGGAAGTGGAGCAGAAGCTGGCCCGCCGCGCGGCGGCCAATGACGCCGAGTTCAAGTCGATCGGCGACCAGTTCACCGAAACCGACGACTTCACCGGCCTGGCCTCCAAGGGGCGCGGCATCGCCCGCATGAACCTCAAGGCGGTGACCAGCATCACCAGCGCCACCACGGGCACCGGCGGCGTCGGTGCGGCCATCCAGCCCACCCGCGTCCCCGGCATCATCGCCGGTCCGGATCGCCCGTTCACCATCCGCGATCTCATCATGCCGGGTCGCACCGCCTCCAACTCGATCGAGTTCGTGCAGGAGTCGGGCTTCCAGAACATGGCGGCGCCGGTGGCGGAAGGTGGCGCGAAGCCGCAGTCCGACCTGTCGTTCGAGCTGAAGCAGACTCCGGTCCGCACGATCGCCCACTGGTTCCTGGCCTCCAAGCAGGTTCTGGCCGACATCCCCCTGCTGCAGAGCTACATCAACGGCCGCGCCATCTACGGCCTGAAATATGTGGAGGAGGCGCAGATCCTGGCGGGTGACGGCACCGGCCAGAACCTGCTGGGCCTCATCCCGCAGGCCACGGCGTTCAACAACGCCCTGCGCAAGGCGGGCGACACCAAGATCGACATCCTGCGTCGCGCGATCCTGCAGGTGCGTGTGGCCGAGTACCGCGCCAGCGGCATCGCCCTGAACCCGGTGGACTGGGCCGACATCGAGCTGCAGAAGGACGAGCAGGGCCGCTATATCTGGGTCAACGTCGTCGAGGGCGGCCAGCCGCGCATGTGGAAGCTGCCGGTGGTCGATTCCACGGCCATCCCCGAGGGCGAGTTCCTGGTGGGTGCGTTCGACATCGCCGCCCAGGTGTTCGACCGCGAGGATGCGGCGGTCGAGGTGTCCACCGAGGACAGCGACAACTTCCGCAAGAACATGGTGACCATCCGCGCCGAGGAGCGCCTGGGCATGGCCGTGTATCGCCCGGAATCGTTCGTCCACGGCGAGTTCGAAGCCCCGTAAGGGCGCCGACTCGCTTCAGCAAAGGCGGGCCCGTCGGGGCCCGCCGTCTTGGAGGATCCATGAAATACATCGCACTGAAAGGGTTCAACGACCCGGCCGGCTACCAGAAGCGCGGGCGCGAGTGGACCGGAACGCCGGAGCGAGCAAGAGAGCTCGTCCGCGCCAAGCTGATCGCCGAGGACACGGGCGAAGTGAAGGAAGCCCCAGCGCCCGACAACAAGATGCGGCAGGCGCCGGAGAACAAGCAGGACGCGTCGGCCGAGCCTGGCGTTTCAGCGACAGTCGCCGGCCAGGGCGAGGTGAAGGCCTCTCAGGAGCCGACCCCGGGTTCGCTTCTGGTGGACCAGAACGCTGCGGACGTGCTGGCCGCGCTTCCCCAGGTCACCGACAAGGCTGTCCTGGAGCAGGCGTTGGCTGCCGAGCAGGCCAAGGGCGAAAAGGCCCGCAAAACGGTGACCGACGCGCTGCAGGCTGCTGTTAGCAAGGCCGGGCAGGGCTAACCCATGATTATCGAGCTGGCCGATGCAAAGCAGAGTTTGCCGGTGATCCACGACGCCGATGACGAGCTGATCTCCAGTCAGATCGCCGCGGCGCAGGACTTCATCGAGGAGTACATCGGTCGTTCGGTTCCCTGGACGGACGGCGCGGATCCGCCCAGCGCGGTCCCCGTGCCGTTCCTCATCCAACAGGCGGCGCGCCTGCTTGTGGACGACTACTACTTCAAGAAAAGCGACAACACGGAAGCTGTGCGCAGGATGCTGAACCCCTATCGCATCAATTGGGGGGTGTGATGTCGGGCAAGTACCCCCACCGAATTGATCTGCTGGCACGAGGCCTGCAGAAAGACCAGTTCGGCGATGAGGTTGAGACGTGGACGACTTGGGCGCCGTCTGTGCCGGCGGACGTGCATCCGCTGTCAGGACGTGAGTTCATCGAGGCCGGTGCTGACCAGGCCCAGCTGAAAGCGCGAATCCAGATCCCGTACAAGCCAGGGGTGGAAAGCACCATGCGCGTGGTGCATGACGGCGTTGAGTATGGGATTCAGGCCGTCCTGCCGGATCCCACCGCCAGGCGCCACCTTACCCTCATGGTCTCCACCGAGCCCGACAATGCCTGACTTCGACGCTCAGATCCTCGGACTGGCTGAGCTGGAATCGGCCCTGATGGAGCTCTCGGACCGCGGCGTCAAGAACGCATTGCGAACCGGCTTGCGCGCTGGTGCCGCCGTGGTGCGGGATGAAGCGCGCGCGAGGGTGCGCAAGCGCTCGGGGAAGCTGCGCCGCGCGATCAGGACACGCGAACGCGCGGACGACCAGGGGTGGATGCGGTTCGCCGTCGAAGTGCCCCGGTCGGCCTTCTATGGAAAGTTCGGCGAGTACGGAACTTCGAAAATGGCCGCATGGCCATTCCTTCGCCCGGCGGCAGAGGTCAAGACGGAGGCTGCAGCATCCAGGATGCGCGATCGCCTCGCTGAGGCAATCGAGGCTGAGATGAGGAAGGCGCGGCGATGACCCTTGATGAAGCCCTGCTCGCCGCGATGCTGACGGTCACACCGGCAGCCTATTCGTTTCCAGCCAGAAACCCTCCGGCCGTCTACGCGACCTACCAGCGCGTTACCGGGCGGCGGCACGCGACGCTCAATAGCGGCGCTGGCGCGCCTACCGCCACTTTTCAGGTCGATGTCTGGGGTCAGCAAAAGGGGCAGGTGCGAACGCTTGCAGACGCGCTGATCGCCGCGCTGCCGCAGCTTCTCAAGACTGGCGATCTCACTGACAACCCCGACGACTACGAAGAAGACACGAAGCTGCATCGGGCCAGCTTCGACATTGCCATCTGGGCCTGACCCGAACCCAACCCAGCACACCGGCCGCCGCAAGGCGGCTTTTTCTTTCCATCGAGGATCACGACAATGCCCGAGAACAAGGCCATTTCCGCGCAGGACTCTGCGCTCTACGTCAAGGCCGGCAGCGCGCCGACCACGCCCAACGACCCGGCAAGCTACACCGAAGTGGACGGCCTGACCGGCTTCCCGTTCGGCCGCGGCCAAGCCAACACCCTGGACGCGACCAATCTGCGCTCCGAGCAGATCGAGAACATCGCCGGCCTGTCCGGCGGGCAGTCGGTGCAGGTTTCTGGCCACCGCTGGCCGGTGGGCGAATCGGATGGCCAGGAGATTCTGCGCGATGCCGACCCGCAGGAAGACCTGCACTTCCTGATGGTGCTGCCGACCGGCGACGCTGCCACCTTCACCGGCCGCGTGTCCGCGTTCAACGTGACGCCGGGCGTCAATCAGGTGCTGACGTTCACCGCCGACCTGCTGCCGCGCGATTTCACCGTCGTCACGCTGCCCACCACGCCGTAAGGAGACGCGCAATGACGCTACTGTCAAAGGGCCAGATCCTGGCCGCCAACGACCGCAAGACCGAGGACATGGAGGTCAAGGAATGGGGTGGAACCGTGCGAATTTCCACGATGTCGGCCAGCGATCGCGACAAGTGGGAGCAAGACACCTATGGCGGCGAGAAGCCGAAGGTGGAGGACTTCCGCGCGCGCTTCGTGTCGCTCTGTCTGGTGGATGAGGCCGGCGCCCGGCTGTTCTCGGACAAGGAGGTCGCGCAGCTCGGCGCGAAGTCGGTTGCGGCACTCGATCGCGTGTTCCGCGCGGCTCAGAAGCTCAACGCGCTCGGCGAGACCGCCGTGGAGGATGCCGCAAAAAACTGATGAGCCGGCCTGAGCGCCGGCTTCAGTTTCGGATCGCGTGGCGGCTCGGCTACGCGCATCCCGATCAGATGCTCGCGGGAATGGACTCCCGCCAGGTCACCGAAATGTACGCCTTTGCCAGGATTGAGCCACTGGACCAGCCCTTGCAGGACATGATCGCCCGGCTAACGGACGTGTTGGCGCGTGTCCACGGCAACGACACCACGCCCGAGCAGTTCCTGCTGGTGACTCCTCAGGTTGAGCCGGTGGACGAGGCCAAGGCGCGAAGCCAGCAGATCATGGAGCTGTTCCAGGCTGCGTCCAGGAAAAACGCCATCGTCCATTGAGCATGTGGAACGGCCCCCTACTTCTGGCCGGTCCGCATGTAACGTTTCGCCTTGGCGATGGCTTCGTATTGATTCGGTTGGCAGCCGAAAATGTTTGCACACCAGGCCTTTGTCCGAATCTGATACTTCCCGTCGCCGAGTGGCTCCTTCGTGATGCTGAAGGCGAGACGAGGCGAAGCGTCAGTCGGGTTGTAGGTTTCGATTACGGTGTCGTTCTGGATCTGCAATTTAAAGCCCGAGTTGGTACTCACAAAGTACGTCGCGCGCTCCCAAATTGTCCTGCACTCAGCTTCGCTGTTGCAGTAGAGCGGTTCGTTCAACTCACTTTGCAGGTCGGCCGGAAGCTTCGAGCCTGGCGGCGACGTAGCGCAGCCGGCCAGCAGCATTACCGCCAGAATGATGATGTTGCGCATTGATTCCCCCAGTTGCGACGGTTGTTCGACTTGACATATTGCCGCCGGGCGGGGCGCGGTGTACAGCCCAGCCTATCGGAACCGTGTACAAAGCCACCCGACACTGCCGTTTAACCGTCAGCCCGCCACCCGCGGGTTTTTTATTGCCCGGAGTAAATCGTGACCTCAACGGCCGCAACGATCGACGTTCTGCTGCGTGCCAACACGGCCGCATACAGGTCCGAGATGGTCAGCGCTGCGCGAGTGGCCAACCAGAACCTTGGGGCCATTCGCAAGGAAGCTGCGCAGACCGCTGTTGCCATTTCGAACCTCAACAAGGCTGCTACGGCTTTCGTTGGCTTCGAAGCGGTCAAGGCGGGAGTGAGCGCCCTAATCGACGCCCAGAAGTCGATTCAGCAAATCCACTATGGGCTGCAGGGCGCGACCGGATCAGCGGCTGCCGCTGACAAGGCCTATGGCTTCGTCTCTCAGACCGCTAAGGATCTCGGTCTCAACCTGGAAGATGCGGCCAAAAGCTTCACGCGCATGACCGCTGCGGCCAGCGCCAATGGCATCGGGATGCGAGACCAGCAGGAGCTGTTCCGTCAGCTCTCGCGCTCTGCCACTGTGATGCACCTGAGCAGCGACGAGATGGGCCGCGCGACGACGGCCCTGGGGCAGTCCTTCAGCAAAGGCAAGTTTCAGGCTGAGGAGCTTCGCCAGCAACTGGGCGAGGCCATCCCGGGCATCGTGCCGCGCTTCATGCAGGCGGTGGCCAAGATCAACGAAGGAACCTCCCTGGCGGGCAAGTCCTTCGACAAGCTGCTGCAGGACGGTGACCTCAACGTCCAGAAGTACCTCCCGGCGATGATCGAGGCGCTGCGCCAGACCGGCGCCGGTGCCGAAGAAGCCTCGAAGGGCCTCAACGCAGAGCTCAATCGGCTATCGACGGCGTGGTTCAAGTTGAAAGCTGACGCCAGCGGCGGCGTCTTCAGCGATGCCGCAGTCGCTTCGGTTCGCCTGATGGCCGAGAACCTGGATCGCGTGGCCGGCGCCGCAACGGTGGCCGCTGGTGTGATCGCCGGGCGGCTCGTGGGCGCTGGTGCCCGAACGGCCTACAGCGCCGTCTCAGCGCCCATCGTTGACCGCATGGCGGCATCGAGCCAGGCGGCCGAAATGTCCAATCTGGCCCTGGCGCGCGCCCGCGAAACGGCGGCCCAGGTTGAGCAGGCGCGGGCGTCGGTTCGGCTGGCCACGACGTGGCAGGCCCAGAGCGCCGCAGGGCAGGATACCGCCCGAAGTCAGCTCGCTATCGCCTCATCGGCGCACGAGGCCGCACAGCGCACGCTGGAGCACCAGGCCGGTGCCGCAGCTCTCTCTGCGAACCTGCGCGCACAGCGCGAGGCAGAGGCCGCCTTGGTGGTGGCCCAGCGGAACATGACTCGCGCGCAGGTCGAGTACAACGCAGCGGTGGCGTCAGGGAACCGTGCGGACGCCGCTGCAGTGGCCGCTAAGGGCCGCCTCATCGCCGCCCAGGAGGCCGCGGCGGTGGCGACCAATGGACTGGCCGCCGCGCGCGCGAAGGAGGCCGCCGCGGGCGCCGCATCGAGTCTCGGCGGCATGCTGGCAAGCGGCGCCCGCAGCGCTGGCGCCGGACTGCTGGCGCTGGCCGGCGGCCCCTGGGGAGCAGCTGCCATTGCCATTGGCGCTTTCGGCGTCGCACTGACGGACATGGTGCGCAAGTCCGAGCAAGCCAGGGCTGAGTATCAAGAGCAGATCAAGGGACTGGACCTCCTGCGCCTGTCCATGACGGATACGGTTGACCAATACAACCGGGGCGGCAAGTCGGTCCTCCAGCTCGCCGAGGAGTGGAACACCTCCAGCCAGGCGATGAAGGAGAACGAGGCTCGCATCAAGGCCCTGCAGGCCGCCGTCGAGAACTACCGTGGGAAGATCGCTGCGGCGCAGAGATCCGGGCGGGAGGGCGGTGGGCTGTCAGTTGTCGCCGACTATGAGGGCCTGCAAAAGGCCCAAGACGAGCTCGCGAAGTTTCAGGGTCAGGTTGCGCCGGTGCGTCAGCGGTTCCTGGAGTTGCAGGACACGCTCAAAGGAGCAATCGATCCCAAGCTGTTTGAAGCATTACGCGCGGCCGCGCTAAAGGCCGACGACGTTCAATTCAGAAAGCTACTAGCCGGACTGGATGACGTTACGCTCCGTGGGATCAGTGCCGCCGATGCAATCCGCAAGATCAGCCAGGCGGGAGGCGACGAGATTTGGAGTCGGCAGGTTGCCAGGCTGAAACGCGAGCAGGGCGAGTACCAAGCTTGGCTTGCCACCGAAGCCAAGAAGTACATGGAGGTGACGGGGACAAACACTTTCTCAGCCGCTTGGAAGGTCCTGACGCCGGAGCAGCAGCAGGACTTCATCAAGCGCCGCGAGTTCGTCAGGCAGGACGTGGCCGCTGAGAAGGCGTGGAATGACCAGCAGAAGACGAACAAGGCGGTCGCGCGGGAGCGGGTTTCGGATAGCAAGGCCGAGGAGAGCCAGTACACCTCGATCATCGATCGCATCCAGAAGCAGATCGCTCTGGACAAGGAGCAGATGGGCCTGACCGACGATATGACCGCGGCTCAAAAGCTACAGGTTTCGGTCACCAATGAGATGGCCTCGGCCAAAAGCAAACTGAGCGAGGAGGAGCAGAAGCGCGTCCGTGCCTTGCTCGATGAGGCCGTCGCCCAAGGGAAGGCGCTGGCCGCCCAGCAAGAGGCGAAGAAGGCGGCACAGGACGCTATCCGGCTGCAGCGGGAGCTCGACGAGGCTGCGCGCACGCAGAGCCAGTCGAACAATGTCGATCTTCTGGGCATCTCGCGGGGCAGCGATGCCGTTGAGCAGATGCGCCGCCAGATCGACCTGCGCGAGGAGTACAACCGCCGCATTTCAGACCTCAACGACCGGAGCGCTGCGGCCAACAATGGCGCCGGCTATACGAAGGAGCAGTACGCCGCCCAACTGGCCGAGATCGACGCTTTCCATGCTGCATCCCTCAAGAGGGAGGACGAGTACCAGGCGGCCCGCAAGGCCTACATGGCCGACTGGGCGAATGGGGCGTCGCGCGCGTTCGAGGACTATGCAGCGGAGGCGGCCAACGTTGCCCAGCTGACGAACAACCTGTTCTCCGACGCCTTCAGCGGGCTGGAGGACGCGTTCGTCACCTTCGCTAGGACCGGCAAGGCATCGTTCGACAGCTTTACCGACGCGATCATCGCCGACCTGTCCAGGATCGCCGCCAAGCAGTTCGAGACCGGACTCATCAAGGCGGTCGGTCAGGTCTTCGGGCCCTCGATCACCGGCTTCGCTGCAGGCGGATACACCGGGCCCGGTGGGCGCTACGAGCCGGCCGGCGTAGTTCACAAGGGCGAGGGAGTGCTCAACCAGGACGAGATGGCGTCGTTGGGTGGCCCCGCCGGCTTCTACGCGCTCCGCCAGGCCCTGCGCCGCGGCTACGCGTCGGGCGGGATCGCCGGCGGTGGACCGGCGATCGCCATGGGCAAGCCTGAATACAACATCCACGTATCCGGGGGTGGCGAGGTCGAGAGCGCATCCGCCAAGCCGAATGGAACCGGCGGTTTCGACGTGGAAGTGATGCTCAAGCAGATCGAGGGACGACTGGCGAGCAACGTAGCCGCAGGCACGGGCGCTCTGAATAGCTCGATCAGAAACCGATACAACCTGAAGGTGGCCGTATGAATCACGCCGTCCTCAACTTCCCGAACGGGAAGGCAGAGGTGCTATTTGCCGGCTATGGGGAGTCGTTCGATCCCTCCATCGAGCGAACCGAGATGGAGCGCGGCATGCCAAAGCAGCGCGTCATCAACTCGCAGGTGCTGATGAAGGTTCGCGCCACGCTGTTCTTTCGCACCGCCGCAGATCAGCAAGCGTTTGAGGACTGGTACTTCGACGTGCTGAAGCGCATTGGCAGCTTCCAGATGGAGCACCCGCGCACCGGCGTTATGACCGAGATGCGGTTCGAGAACGCCAGCATCGGCGATCTCGTGCCGCTGCATACGCAGTTCCGCCTGTCCAAGCGCGACGTGGTTTTCGAGTACCTGCGCTGACCTGATCGCACGCCCGACCTAGAAGAACCCAGCCCCGCCAAGTGCGGGGCTTTTTTGTGGGAGAAGCATGAGCACTTTCATCGAGCGCCGACAGCGGGTCAAAGACCCCGACAGCGTGCTGCTGTTCGCCGAGATCAGCGCAACGTCCTTTGTCGAGACGCTTCGCATCGTCAACGACACCCAGAACTGGACAAGTAACGGGGTCGAGTACATCGGGTTTCCCTTCACCTTCAAGCTGCCAGACGACGTGAGTGGCCAGACGCCGCGCGCGCAGCTTGTGATCGACAACGTGGGCCGCGGCATGACCGACGACCTGGAGCGCCTCCAGCCGAACGAGTTGGTCATGGCCAAGATCCTGATCAGTGATCGAGCCAACCCGGACGCCATCTTCCGCACGCTCTACCTGCCCATGACGCAGGTGTCCGTGAACGCCTCCACCGCGACCGCTCAGTGCGGCGTCGATTACCTGATGCGCCAGAGCGCGGTGCGCCTGATCTGCAACCCCTACACCCTGCCGGGAGCCTTTTGATGTCGATCACCTTGGAAAAGGTCGAGAAGTTCGTGGGCATCCCCTACGACGAGGACGACTTCGATTGCGCCGACTTTGTTGCTCACGTCCAGCGCCAGCTGTTTGAACGTGAGGTGCGCCTGGCTCACGCGCGCCCGCGTGGCGTAGAGGGACAGGCTGCGCTCGGCGAGCTGTCCAAGGCCTACGCCGTGCCGCGCGAGGGCAAGCCCCACGACGGCGACCTGGTGCTCATGTTCGAGATCGGCCAGAAGCGGCCGGGCCACGCTGGCGTGTACTTCCGCCTGGCACATGAGGATTGGGTTCTGCACAGCAACGAGCGGAACACCTGCTCAGTGCTCCACCGCGTGCGCGAGCTCGACAGCTGGGGTCTGAAGGTGGAGGGGTACTACTCATGGGCCTGATGGAGACTCCGGCCGTCGGCGGTCAGCTCGTCCTGACGCCGCATCCGGTCACGCTGGAAGGCCAGCGGCACATCCCCATGGATCTGCAGCCAGGCGAGCGTCTGTGCAGCTTTCTCCACCGACATGTGATCGACATCGACCAGGGCGATTGGGTGGTCTCGATCGGCGGCCAGGTCGTGCCGCGCGCCATGTGGGCGCACGTGATGCCCAAGGACGGCCAGGTAATCGAGATTCGGGGCGGGGTGGGCAAGACCGCGCTCTACATCGTGGCGATGGTCGCGCTGACCTACTTCACCATGGGCGCTGGAGCGGCCTGGATCGGGACGACGTTCGGCGTCACCGCGGGCACTGCGGCGGTCATCGGAGCGGGGCTTTTCATCGCCGGTTCCGTGCTGATCAACAAGGTACTTGGCCCAAAATCGCCGAGCAGCTCGAAGTCCGACTCGGATTCGGTCTACAGCATCGGCGCCGGCCGCAACCAGCTCCGCCCCTACGAGCCGCTGCCGCTCCCGTTCGGGCCGGTGAAGGCCGCGCCCGACCTGGCCAGCAAGCCCTACACCTGGTACGAGGGCAACGATCAGTACGTGGGCATGGTGCTGACGCCTGGCATCAATGTGCAGTCCGTGGATGAGCTCTACAACGGCGACGCGCTGCTGTCGTCGTATGAGGGCGTCACGGTCTGGTACAGCGGCATGCCGGGCATGCCCGAGCAGACGATCCCGCTGTACAGCAACGTGGACACCACGGACGGCGGTGAGCTGCCGGATACCACCGCCTGGGTCCAGCGCACGACCGGCGCCGACACGGTGCGCATCCAGATCAATCTGGAATACATCCTCGGCGGGCAGGGCACCTCCGGCAAGAACTACCAGGTCAGCGAGACCGTCCAGGTCCAGTACAGCCCAGCAGGCCTCAATCAGTGGGCCACGCTGACCAGTCGCACCTTCTCCAGCAGCAAGATCGACACGCAACAGCGCGCCACCCTTGCCGCGGACGTGCCGCGCGGCCAGTACGACGTGCGCGTGCGGATCCTGGGGCAGGGCAACTACAGCGGGAAGAACACCCAGCGCAACGACTTCCAGTGGTCCACGCTGTCG